TGAACTCGTCACTGCACTTCGCGGTCTAGAGCGTGGCTTCTCGTCTGCATCTTCAGTATAACGGTGAGGTACTACTCTTTGCAAGCGCCTGTCAAGTTCTTCCCAATACTCGGAAGTTTTGGGGTCGTAACCTTCTTCCGCAAGGATGGAATCCTCGTTTAGGGCGCGGCGTGAGTCAGGGTCTTTGCCATTGGGGTCGTACCACGGGTTATTCGCCATCCAGTTGCTGGCATGGCGTTGGAGTTGAGGGTCTGGAGCCTGAATTGTGCGTTGAGCCTGTGGGGCGACAGCGCGTTTCTTCAGGTTTGCCAAAGCCTCCGCCTGTCGGCGTGCTTCAAACCACATTTCCTGCGCAGAAGTCAGCAATTCACCGTTGCCATTGCGTGTGGCCTCAGCAATTTTCTGTTTTGCGAACAAAATGCGGTTATCTTGGTCTTCAATTGCCTTGTCAAGGCGTGCAAGGTCACTTCCGTGGGACTTGCGCTCCAAAACAGAGAGGCGTTCGAGCAATTGCTGGTTCTGACGCTCCAAAAGCGTGAGTTTCACGTCTTTTTCGGTCGAAACCTGTTTGTGATACTCCTTGCGACGCTGGCGCTTGAGGCGTTTTTGCTCACGCAGGGCTTCTGCGTCCGCATCTACGGCCCCACCGACCACCATTTCCTTCTGGCGGGCGCGTTCATCAGCCTCATCGGAGTCGTCATCGTGTTGGCCTTCAGGAGAAGGGATGCTTTGAGGCAACTCGATGGTTGCCGAGCCGTCTTTTTCTTCCTGAATGACGATAACTTCTTGTTCTACAGCTTGATTGTCTGTACTCATACGAATGCCCTCACTTCAAGTGGATTACCTGTAATTTTGGCAATCACTTCGTGGTCGTTCAGCACCATGAATTCGACGTTTTCGTCTTCTCCATGAGGAACTTGCCAGCGGTCGCCAGTCCATTTTGGTACTCGTAGGAAATCTCCTACTTCGCACCAGATACCCTCGACCCAAGGCTCCATCGTGTCGCGCTTTTTAAACGCCAGCGGGCCAAATGCAATCACTTTTGCAACGGGGTTTTGCGCCCGTTCAGTGTCGCGAGTCTCTTCAGGCAAAATAATCCCAGATTGAGTCATTCGTTTCTTGGCTTTGCGCAACTGCACGAGTACACGCGCACCAAGGGGAATCGCACCGGGGTCTACAAGAGGAAATGCTTCCTCTAAATCAGCGGCATTACCCGCTACCGTGCTATCGGTCATCTTCATCTTCTTTCAAAAGGTAGTTAAGAATCTCAAGGGACTGTTCAAGTCCGAGGTTTTCTCCGACTAGGCGTTGGTATGCATTGAAATCAGCGGCATTTCCATGCGCCAATCCTTGTGCAATCTCTGCCTGACGCGCTTTTACAGCGCCGATAAAGTCGGAAATTAACTTCATGCGTTGGACTTGTCCACGCCCTTGGGTTGGGAGAAATTCCCGTGGTCGCTGTTAGCCTCTGGCATGGTCGCTTTTGATTGCTCTTTTAGTGATTCGCCTGTAATCCAAGCGCCAGCCGCCATGCGGGTTTTCTGACGTACTTGCTCTGATTGCAGTTCTTTGACTTCTTTTTCCATTTCATTCTCCTAAGTTGCGTTGTGTTGCTTGGTTGAGTTGAATTGCAGTTTCTTCCTGCTCTTTGCGCAGTTTGACCTCGTCCACGGTCAACTCTGCGGTCTTGATACGCTCTTGCGTCAAGTTGTTTTCGGCGTTCATGGCAATCTTGGCATCCCTGTCCATAGCGTCTTTTTCCATTTCTGCTTGGAACTTCTGGGTGTCGAAGGCCAGTTTGGCTTGGTCTGCGGCTGTGCGGCGCTGAGTCTCTGCCATAGACGCCTGCAACACAGCCTGAGCCTCGCCTTCCATTGGAGGTGCTGGTGGCTTGAACTGTTGCATGAGTTGGCCCAACTGCTCAAGGGCTGGCATGACGCCTTGGAACACCTGCGCGGAGTCCAAACTGACGTGGTCGGAGGCCACAGCGATGGCGCGGTCGATTTCCTTGGCAATCTTGCTCTCTTCGTACTTGCCCAACTTGTCGCCCCCTGCCGCCAGAACGTAGCCCTGCACCTGTTGGGTGTACCAGAGCATCATGTGTTGCTTGATGTGTTCCAGCGCTTGCGGGATGAACTTGGGCGCGATGAGGCGGTTTGAACCCAACGTCGGGTCAAGCGCAAACGTGAGGTGGGTTTGGATGTGCGCAAGGTGGTCTTGACGTGGGTAGGCAAAGGCTGGGCGTCCCAGTGCCATCGCGCTGTTCTCGTCTGCCGCGTTCAACTCTGCTGGCTTGCCAGTGTTTGGCATCAGTTCGTTGACGTTTGGAATCTTGAGTTGCTTGAGCATACGGCTCACCACCGCACGCTGGTCAAAGATGGCTGGAAACTGCGCAGACAACTGCATGACTGACTGCATCTGGGCGACGCGCTGGGTCTCGCTGAAGATGTGGGGGTCAGACACTGGAACCACGTCGCTGTTGCGGCGGAAGTCCTCGCGCTTGATGGGCAACTCGGCAACGATGTCGCCCTTGCGTTGCTCGTCCAAGTGCCAGCGGTTGATGCGGCCCAAGATGTGCAAGACACGGCGCTGGGCGTCGTGCAAACGTGCGTGGATGGAGGAGAACACCACAGCGCCCTGCTCAATCAGCGCCTGAGTCGTACCCACGGGCATATTGGACTTAGCGTCTGCAATCTTCTCTTCGGCGGTGGTCACCACACCCTTGGCTTCGGTCGTCAGCCAGCCCAGCAACTGGTACAGCACTGGGCTTGGTGGGTTGAAGGGCATAGGCATCGCAATCTTGCGGATGTCGTCCACACCGATGCCACCTTCAATCTCGGTCACCTGCGTGATTTCAATCTGGTCGGACTGTCCTGAGACCTTCGCGCCCTTCAGCTTGAGCATGGTCAGGGAGTTGTTGACGTGCGCAGTGTCCAGCAAGGCACGCAATGACCCCGTGGCGGCGGCGGAGAGGCCACCGATGAGGTGAGGTAGCCCGATGGCATACGCGCCCCTCCAAGGGATGAATTTGAACTCCACAATCCAGTCCAGCTTGGTCAGGGTTTCGTCGCCCTCTTCCCAGTTGCGGTACAAGCCCAGCACCTTGCGGTCGAGTTCGTCAATCATCAGGATGTAGGGCGCGTTCTCTCCCTTGGTGCGCTCGTCGTCATCGAGGTCGAGCCAAGTGTAGATGTGGTACACGCGGCGCAGGCCATCCTCACCGCTCTCAAATTGCTTGCCCTCAATCTTGGCGTTGGCCTTCTCGGCGGCAGTCTGCTCTGGTTCGGTGGTGGTGCGGATGAAGTTGACGTCGCGGTACAGGCCGCGCTTGATGCGTTGCTCAAACTCCCACTCGCTGATGTCCTGCTGTTCTGTCACCCGTTGCGAGGTGTAGAAGTTGGCGGATGCAAAGGGAAGCAGGATGTTGTCAATGGCAACGAATTCGGCGCAGGGTCGGCGCTTCTTGTCGTCGTACCACAGCTTCATAAACTGTGAACCACCCAACGGCAACTGGGTCAGCATTTGCTCCTGCTCGTCCCTAAATTCTTCAATTTGCTCGGTCAACTGCCAATTCATGTAGTCGCGCTTGCGCTCTGCGACTTCGGTCTTCTCGTCAGTGACGTCGCCCAGAATCTTGGTTTTGGCTGGGCCATCAGGTGGGAACATCTCCTTGATGGCGCGGGAGGCGAAGTCCACGCAAGCCTCAGCCATCATGGGATGCACGACCTTGGATGCTCCAAGGAACTGAGCGCCCCCGGGGGCATCATCCCCCATGCCTGTACGGCGCAGACCCTCTTCGTACTGCTTGTCTCGCTTCTTGCGTGCTTGGCGGTCGTTGTCAATCAGGTCGATGTAGCGGGTCGCCAGCGCCTCCAAGTCGGTGATGCTGATGACCTCCTCAGCCAAGTTGGCGTAGAAGTCCTCGTCCTCGGCTGGGCCTTTGAAGTCCTCTAGCTTGACGACGGCGGAGCCGTCAGGCAACTCCTCGACATCGGGTTCCTCCCCGGGGAGCATATCCACCTCCGCCCCACCCTCGTCAGTCATGCGGATGCCCTCAATGTAACGGTCTTCGTCTGGGCCAATTGGGAATTCTGTTGCCATGCTTATCTCGCCTTAAGTTGTGTCAACCCACCACGTTTGCGGGGCTGTACTGGGGTTGGTTTGAACATGATGCCCATCGGTTTGCTGGCGTTCGGGTTAATCATGCCCTCGTAGCCGTACTCTTTGACCAGACGCTCGTAGTCGTTGGCCTCCTGCAATGGGTGTGTGATGCCTGCGTTGTATTTTGCCGTGAACGGTGTGCGGTTGGACTCACGGGCCAGTGGGCGGAAGCCGAGCGGGTCTTTGGTGATGTCGTACAGGTTCTGAGACTCGCCACGGTAGCGGTTGACGCCAAGGCCAGACTCAGGGGAAACAGTCCCGGGTTCGCCCAAGTAGACGTAGGAGCGGTCTTTCACACCACCAGCGTACTCACGCAGGCGCTCGGCCTCCGCGCCCTTGATGCCAGTGCCATACCTCGTTGGGTCAAGGAACTGCAAATCAGGGCTGTTGCTGAAGTGAGTCAAAACCGATTGGCTTTCGGTTCCCTTAGCGGGTCGGTTTGCGGCGCTCAGGTAATCAGGCAGTCCACCAGCGAACTTGGGGTCTACGAACTCAGGCGGAAGCAGGACAGCTTTCTGGGGTGCGAACTGGAAGTTGTTGGCAAACTCTTGGCGCTTGGCGGCGCGAATCTCGTTGACCAGTGCGGTGTCCTTGCGGCGCAGGGCTTCGACTTCAAGGTCTTCCAGCTTGGCAATGTTGGTCTTCAGGCTCACGTTGAGCGGGCTGTAGTTCACAAGCGAGTTCTGCCCACGGGTCTCGGCAGTCATTGCCAGACGGGCCAGAGGGCTGTACATCTGCTGGTGGATGGCCCACGCTATCTCTTCACCCTTGGGGCCAAACTGGTTGCCGTAGATGGCGTGGCCTAGCAAGTCGTGGACGGCGCGGAACTTTTCGTTCTCGTTCAAGCCAGATGCTTTGTCGAGGCGGTTGAGGAAGTCGTGGGGGTCGCCACCTTGGAAGACGTACAGGTGCTTGTTGCCATGCACGTCAGCCATCATTTCCTTGGAACTCTTGTAGTCGCCTTCGCCTGCGCGGTGGTACGAGAAGTTGTAAGGGAGTTGCTTGAACTGCTCGTCGGTTTCCTTGGCGAGTTGGCGATACGCCTTCTCCATCAGGTCGTCGTAGTTCTTCGCGCCCACCTGCTCAAGCAGGTCAGGCATTTGTTTGGCGTAGGCATCGAACACCGCGCTCTTGTACTCAGGCGAACCCTCAACAGCAAGTTGATGGGCGCGACCGATGGCGGATTGTTTGGCGAGTGAACTCTCTGAAATCTCAGGGACTACAAAGTCAGTGCCTTGCGTTTCCTTGGTAAAGCGCTGTGCGATTTGAAGGGGCTGATTTGACGCGGGGTCAGCAATCAGTCTTGCCACCTCTTCATCCGAGATGCGGAGCGGAACTTCGCGTCCAGCTTCTCCTGCTGTTCCTCCGACAGGGGCTTGGCCTTGTAGTTCATCCGCTTCTCGAAGTCCGCGACTCTTTGCTCCACTGACGTCGAGCGTTGTGGGGCTGACTCGATAGAATGGGCCTTCTTGTTTTGTTGCATACGTTGCTCCTTGTGGTGTCCCCGTCGATGCGGTCTTTACCTCTGGTTGTAGACCAGTTAGTTTAACAGACTGCGGCGCATACAGGGGATTTTTTGTGAACGAAGGCAACAGGCTGTTGCTGTCGTCAGTGATGGCGCGAGACAACGCACCAGCGGGGTCAACACGCGGTTCAATATTCTTTTGGTAGCCCTTGCTTGCCACCTTGCCCAGCTTGGACACGCCCAGACCACCAGCGATGGCGGCAGGGATTTCGGTCAGTGGATGAAAGCGCCCCTGACTCATCAGGCCAGCATCTTGCGCACGCTTGATGAGGTGTTCAGACCCACCGATGGGCAAGCCGTCTTCGGTCTTCAGGGCGTCGGAGATACTGCCAAACATTGGCACGCGCTCTTGCTTCTCGCCAGCCTTGGGCGGGCCTTCCAGCACCGAGCGGTATGCGGGCTTTGTCAACAGCTTGTCCACAGTCACCGACTTGAGCGGGTCAACGATGAGGTCAACACCAAGGTGGGCAAGGTCAGGCGCACCACCAGCGAGTTGCATACCTGCTATCTTGGCAAGTTGCGCACGGGCGCGAGGTGAGGACTTCAGGCGCTCGTAGTCACTGCCCAGCGTCTTCTTGGTCTCGTCCCACATCTCGGCGGCGTTCTTTTTGATGTCGCTCCAACGCTTGCCAGACATGAACGGCTGGGCTGAGTAGCCACTGCTCTCTTCAGGCGAGGCGATGCCACCACCGTCAAAGTGCTGAGGCTCCTTGAATTGCAGGGTCTTGAATGCCGAGCCACCTTCTGCCTTGAACTGCAAAGTCTTGAAGGCTGGGCCACCCTCAGCCATGAACTCCAGCTTCTTGAGGCCAGCCTGACCACCTTGGGCCATACGTTGGGCCATAGCCTGCGCCAAACGGGCGTCAGCGGCCTTGATGTCCACCTTGCCACCCTTCGCCATACGGTTGGCGATTGCGGCGTTCAGGCGGGCGTCTGATTGCTTGATGTCCACAGCGCCACCTTTCTTGTAGCCCTCCTTTTGGAGGAACGTCAGGAAGTCCTCGTCCACGAACTGCGATGGGTTGTTGCGTGACAAGTCCATGTAGCTTGCGGGCGCGGGGCGTCCCTTCTTGTCCACACGTCCCTCGTACTGCTTCATCCAGTCACGCATGGCCTTCTCTTTGGGCGTCAGTTGGTACTTGAGGCCAAGGTCTGTGCCAGTCACCTGCACAGGGAATGCCTCGTTCAGGTCAGGGCGGTGAATGATGCCGTTGTCCAGCACGAACAGGCGGTTGCCCACCTCGAAGGTCTCAGCGTCCACAAGGTCAGGGTCGGTCTCGCGCTTGAGGATGGCGTCCATTTGGCCCGCGTCCTTCCACGTCTCGCCCTTGTTCTCTTCCTTGAATGCCTTGCGGCGCATTGGCCCCTTGACACCAGTGCCAAGCAGGACGTCACCCACAGCAGACCTGCGGCTGAAGGTGTTGGCCCCAGACAGTGCTTGCGGGTCGGTCAGGTCGTATGCATCGTCGAACAGTAAGGAGCCAGTCTTCTCCTCCTTCGCCAGCCTGATGCGGTCGTTCATCAGCTTGATTTGTGCGGGTGAGACCTTGCCAGCCTTCACCGCGTCTTGGAATTCTTTCATGGCATCCTTCAGCACGACGGTGTTGCTCTTGTGCTGGTCAGGAGCGCCCACGAAGGTCGTCCAGATTGTCTTCTCAGGGTCGTTCTGCTTGACCTTCTTGTCAGCGGTTGTCTTGTTGCCAAAGCCCCAGACAGTGTTGGCGTTCTTGTGGGGCAGTGAGTAGTGCTGGAGGCCAGAGAAGCCTACGCCACCACGGTTAGAGCCGAACACCCTTGAGCGGTCAGCCTCTGTGAAGTTCAGGGTCTTGCCCTCTGCGCCGACGTTGCCTAGCGCTTCAGACATCCGCATGGTTGCGGGCGCGAGAGGGTCAGCGTATTGAGCGCCAGCCGCATACTTCTGGGCCAGCTTCTCTTCTTCGGTCATCAGCAGGCGCTTTGCCGCGCTAAGACCACCCTTCACTATTTTGGATTTTGGGTCTGCCATTCGTTACACCGCGTATGGGTTGACCCGCTCTTTGCGGGCATAAGCATAGTCATCATCGTCATCATACCGAGGCTCTGGGTTAATGTCGAGGAAACCCATGTCCTTCATCAAGCGAATCGCTTGCGTGGCGCTATCGACGTAGTCGTCATGCGTCGAGTCAGGGAACGAGCATATCTGCGACAGGAAGCCTTCGCACCAGTCCTTGACGTAGCCCTTGCGCACGCTGGACTCAGGAAGCCAGACGCGCCCAGTGGCGAAGATGGAGGCGGTGATTTGCAGGCGTTGCATCTTGTCAGCCTTCCCCGGGTTGTATCCCCTGACAGGCAGGTGGGCGGCTCGGAGTTCTTGAATCAGGGAGATGCCTGCCGCCTTGTCCTCCACCAGTATCAGGTCAGGGCGTTTGGCGTCCTTCCCTTCACCGTAGGAGACGCGCCACTCCTCCAGCACCTTGGGCTTGAGCAGGGGGAAGGTCAGGTGTTCAGCCCAGCAGTCGATGAGCAGGACAGACATCGGGCCATCCATAGGCTTGAACACGCCCCACGTCGTCATGGCGGTCGGGTCGTTGTACTCCTTGTCACTGAAGGCGCAGTCATACGACTGGACAATGAACTCGAAGCGAGGGAAGGGCTTGTCCGCTGGGTACAGCTTGAACATATCGCGCCCGACCACCTTACCATCTTCGAGGTCAACGAGCATACCCATGACCTCCTGCTCGTACAGCTTGGAACCCTTGTACTGCTCCAACTGGTTGCGGAAGGTTGAGGCGAGGTTGGCTTCGTTCTCGTAGGTGCTGGCGCGGTCAATCACCACGTCGTCACCCTCACGGCCCACGAGGTCAATGATGAGGTCTTTGGGGCGCGGTGTCGTGGTCACGATGACACGAGGCTTGTCACCCAGACGCAGGCCCATCATCATCATATCCCACGCTTCACCAGCGCCAAGGTACTGGAATGCCGCCAACTCGTCACACCATGCAAAGTGGAACTGCGGGCCACGCAGACGCTCGTATGAGTCGCCTGAGATGCCTCGGATGATGGAGCCGTTGGACAGCTTGATTTGGTGGTCTTGCTTGTTGTAGTCAACCACGAGTTCGGTGGGGATGCAGGCGAGGAGGCCAGACTGGCCCTCGAAGCAGGTGAACTTGATGTCGTTGGACGTGGGCGCGAGGACAAGGCAACGGCTGTTCGGGTTCGTCCATGCCCACCACCAGAGCGCCTCAGCGGCGGAGCGGGTCTTGCCTGCCCCTCGGCCTGCCAGCATCATCCAGACGGTGTAGTCCTGCTCAAGGGGAGGAGGTATCTGGTAACGGTGGGCGCTTGCCACCCAAGCGGCGTGGGCGATGTAGGCAATGCGGTCATGCTCAGGCTTCGCGTTGAACTCTGCCTGCGTCTCTGGGTCTTCGAGAATCTCAGCCAGCACGCTTGGTCATCTCCATGTTGCGGATGATGTCCAAGAACTTGTTGGCGTTGGTGTCCTCGGTCTTGATGGCGGCTCCACCCTCCACGCCTTCGATGGCAACGCGGTCGCCGTACTTGGTGGGGTGGAACTTCGCCAGTAACTTCAGGCGGGTCTCAATCTGTAGCTTGCGGTGGCCCAGCATATCCTCGATGGTGGTCGATGACCCCTCGTCGGTCATCACCTGCTTCTGGCCCAACTGGATGGTGTCAGCAATCAGTAAGCACTCCTCAGCCAGCGCGTCATAGCCAATGTCGCGTGCGCGTGCGATGGATGCGGAAAGAGACTCGTCGCGCCCCATCCAATCGTAAACCGTCCTCCACGCAGGGAACCCCTCGTTGTCTCTGCATATCTGTCTAAGTGGTATTCCCTCACTCAGTTGCTCACAGATGATGCGTGCTATCTCAGGGTCGTACTTTGAGGGGCGTCCAGTCTTCTTGGGCGCTACAGGCGTCTTTGCGGGCGTGGTGCTACCTTGGGCCTGCTTGGTGGCCTTCGGTGTCTTGGCGGGCCTCTTAGACCCCTTCTTGATGGTTTCTGGCATAACCCGTAATCCCCAGTGAATGAACGAATGCTCTCAGTGTATTCGATTCGCTTTCACTTCGCCAGTCTACGCTTTGGGCATAGGTATACCAATCAAGGCAAGCCACCTTGTCTCACCGACACCAGCGACACTCGGTCTGAAGGTGTTGTCGGCATCAGCACTCAGGCCAATAACCGACTCGGTTTTATTTCGCTTTCGATTCGTTACACAGGTTGCCGACGTAAGCACGCGGGTCTTGTTTCGCGCACTCCTCTTCAGTCAATGTGAAGTCTGGAACCCATGCCATCAGCACAAAAACCAGAACCATCATTGTACCAATGACGACCTTCTCAAGCAAGGTTTCTTCTCTCATGCTGACACCTCTTTTGCAAGGATGGCCTGCAAGCCTGCCACCAGTTGCTCGGCCTCTTCGCGAGTCAGCACAGCGCTCATGCTGGCGCTCCCAGTGCGCAGGTTGAGCCACGCGCCCCCGTTGTCCCACTCAGATGCCACAAGGCGGATGCCGTCTTCGGTGCGGATGATTGTTTCGATTTCGTCAGTCATGGTCATACCCCTTAAATGAAATATTTTGCAATTGCGGACTCGATGCGGCTCTCGTCCTGACCAGTCATCTTGCGCTCTAGCCAAGGTGCTGGGCGTCCACGACGGTCGCACACCTCGAACTCGCAATCAACGTAGCCGTGGAAGTCCCAGTCGCTGGCGGCGTGGTAGCTGAACGAGCCACGCACGCTCTCGAAGTGAGTCACGCCAATGATGCAAGGGATGCCTGCTACGCGGGTTTCAATTTCTGCTATGTATGACATTTGATTTCCTTTCGATTTCGATTCGCTTTTGATTCGCTTGTCGGGGGGCTTGCACCCCCCTTTGGTTTAGCCGATTAACAGACTCACGTCCTTGACATCTTCCATGTTGGCAAGACGCCCGTAGTGGCTGATGCTGTACTCAATCTGCGCAAGTGTAGGCAAGCCCAGCAGGGAGTAATCCACGCCTTGAATGCACTGGTTTGTGCCTTCGTACCAAGTCAAAGTGACTTGGAAGCCCTCGACGCTTTCCACTGTACGAACCTGCGCTTCTGGGCTGTCGCTGGTAACCACCAACTGGCCTGCGTAGATGTCTTTGAGTTTGATTGCTTTTTTCATTTCGCTTTTCTTTCACTGTTACCTGACTATGCGATATTGCTGTGTCAGTGTGGTTAGTATAACTCAGAATTAAACGAGTCAACAACTATTTTAAAAATATTTCTAGGGATTTACCCTAATGCCACCTCCAATACCTTGGGGCGCTGGATGACGGTCTGCTTGATGCCGTTGTAGACGGTGTGTTCCTTGATGCTGGCCTTGATGGTGAGGGTGTCGCCCTTGCCACCGATGTCAGAGCGGCCCTTGTAGGTGATGGCGTTGCCCTGCTCGTCGCGGGCGATGGTGATGTAGTTGTCGCCGTAGAACTCGGACTTCAGCACCACAATGCGCTCGACGGTGATGGTCAGGGTGACCTTGTCGCCCACGTTGCCAATGTGCTGGCTGTTGGCGCGTGCGGCCTCAATGCGGTCAATCACTGCAAAGCAGGACTCGGTCGCCTCGACTTGGCGGGCGGACAGGTTGCCCCAGTGGCTCAAGTTGCTCACCATGTCGCGCAGGAACTCATTGTTGCCCTCGTAGGCCATCAGGCGGGCCACCAAGGCGCTGTTGGCATCACGCCATGCCTGAGTAGCCTCTTGGCGCTCTGCGTCCCTTTGGGCGCGTTCTGCGGCAAGTTGTGCCTTGCGGGACTCGCGGCGCTTTTGTGCGCCAGCTTGGCGGCGTGCGCGGGCGTTGTCAGCGCGAACCTTCTCAAAGCCCTCGATGCCCCAGCCAGTCTTGGCAACGCAATCGCAACCGACCTTGAACTGGCGTGCGCCAGCGATGGAACCCTTAATCCAGAACTCCCAGCGAATGCCTGTACCGCAGTAGTCGCATACGCCGCCAGCCTTGGTCGTGCCGTCGCCGTTCTCCCAGACGTTTTCGGTAACGTGAGTGCAAGAGAAAGGAGCCTTGCCGAGGTTTGCTTTTTCAAAGGGGTGTGTCATGGTGTTTCGCTTTCTTTTCGCTGTCCTGCACATCGCAGTGGTTTAATTGTAGCATAAACAAATCAGGAGGTGGCAAGCCCCCTGATATAGGGACTTTCCCTTATGCCTTGCCAGCCTCCATGATTTTGTTGGCGGCGCTGAAAATGCGCTGGGCGGACTTGTCGCTGATGTCAGCATCGGACATCCAGTTCTGGATGTAGCCACGGGACTCAGCCAAGCCGGGGAGGGCCAGCAAATTGCACAGGATGTAGGCCACGCCCTCCGCCTCCACCTCGCGGATGTCGCGGGGAGTCATCTCGCTGTCAGTCACCAAGCCTTCTTTGGTGTGACCCAGCACGACGTGGGCCATCTCGTGGAAGCGAGTCTTGTGGGGGTATTGGGCCACTGGGTTGATGGCGATGGTGTTGAGTTGCGCATAACCCTGCACGTTGCCGTTTGCCAGCGCGAAATACTCTTCGGTGATGCCCAGCTTTTCCAAAGCCTTGGCCTTGTCCCACTCAGGCGTCACCACCTCAGCGGCGTAGTCTTCGCCTTCGGTCTGGCTCAACACGAACCAATTGTTGCGCATGGTGAACATGGAGAAGACCTCGCCAGTCTTCTCGCCTGCCTCGTCCTTTTTGTTGATGGTGACAGGCATTACCAGCGCGATGGCCTTCTGGCCCTTGCTCACTGAGCGTCCCAAGTCCTTCCAAGCCTTAAAGGTGGCGATGGGGCCAAGGGGGATGTCGCGGGCCACGCACTGTGACCATGCCAGCAGTTGGTTGCCGATGCTGTAGCCGTGAAACTTGCTGTAGCACTCGCCAATGATGCCGGGTTGCTCAACGGCGTCTTTGAGCAATTTTGCGAAGGGGGGTGTTTGCTTTTCCATGATTAACTCGCTTTCATTTGGTTACCTGCTTATTGCAGTGGTTTAATTCTAACATAAACAAACCAAGGTCTGGCAACCCCTTTGCAAAATTATTTTGTAGGTAGTTTCCCCAACGCCTTCCGAGCGGCTATTTCACGCTGAAGGATGTGCCAGAAGGGGGACTTGATTGGGTTCAGTTTGGCTTGCCTTCCATCTTGAGGTGTGCCAGCAACTCATCGAGCGAGAACGTGGCGTCTTTGTATTTCCAGATGTACTGCTCAATCTCGTTCAGGACGTAGCTGTAGCCCGCGTCGAAGCCTCGGATGTACTCAGACATCACCGCCTCGCTTTGAGGCTTCTGGCAGGCTTTGTGGGCGTCCATGAAGGCATCGAACTGAGACAAGAGGTCGTCAAGCGGCACAGGCATCTTGATGGCCTGCGTGAAGCCGCAGTGCTGGCACTCCATGCGCTGGGTCTGGCTGTTAGAAATGATGTGGTCTGTGTTCATTTTTTACTCCGCTATCCAAATAGTTTTTCCGCCAGTTGACTCAAAGTCATCCGAATTGAGTCGGATGTATTGCTGGCCCGGAACCCCTGCCGACTGGACGTAGCCCTGTACGCCCCAAGACTTGGTTTCCGTGACCACCACCATGCAACCACCAAAAACTTCTTTTTCGGGGTTGACTTGAACAATGTCGCCCACTTCAATCATGCCGCCACCTCCTGACGGGCCTCTTGGCGTCCACGCTCGACGAAGTAGCGGGCGTCAACGTGGTCAACGATGGCCTCCTCCTGAAGCATCTTGCGGATGCCCTCCGCCACGGCCCGCGCCCTGTCGGCGCTGGTGGCCTTCTCGTACTTGTAACCTGCGTTGATGTAGTCTGCTTGCGCGTATTTCATGCTGTCTCTCCAGAATATTCGATTGCCTGCAATTTGCTGATGCGGTCGTTGATTTCGTCCACGGTCTTTTGGTACTCCGCCATGACCTTGCCGCGCTGTCGTTGCAAGGCGGCTATCTGCTTTGGTCGAGGGTCAAAATTGTCGGGAACCTCCACCTCCACTTCTTGCTCTCCGATGTAGGCTCTGGTGTCGTCGTCATCCAGCTTGGCAAACCAGATTTGGTATTCGCCCTTCTCTTCCCAAGCATATTTTTTGTAATGGATGTGTGCCGTGAGTTTGATTTTCATGCTGTCACCTCTGGCGCGTTGATGTAGCCCTCGTTGATGAGGTGCTGTGCTGTGCGACCGAAGAAGCCTTGCAGTTGCCATGCGAGGCCAGTGTCAACCAAGTGTTGCCATGCCTCCAATACTTGCTCTTCGCTCTCGGCCTCGATGAAGCCCTCTGCTAAACCTGTTGCTGTGAAGTTGTCCATGATGATTCGCTTTCGTTTCGGTTATGGGGCCGAAGCCCCGTGGGTTTATTTGGATGGAATCACTTTGACGTCGGCGCGACCAGCCTTGCGGTAGGTGTCCAACACGTCGTCGGTGATTTTGTATTCTGCGCACAGCTTGGCGTAATCCACAGTGCCTTTGACTGCGACCAACTGCACGGTGACTTGGTGCTGTTCGCCTTGGAAGGGAATGTATTTGCCTTCCACGTCTTTGGCAGACTCGCCGTACTTGTTGGCGATGGCGTCTTTCATGGCCTTGATTTGCTTTTCCAAGGCTTTTGCCTGCTGGTCAAGAACGTAGAGGGCGTCGATGTCGCAGGTCAGTGAATCGACGATGGCTTGGATTTCGGTGGTGGTGACTGCATTCATGGTGTACTCGCTTTCGTTTGTTACCTGCCTTGCAACAATTGCTTGGTCAGTGCTTGTAGTTTAAGCCCAAATTAAACGACGTCAACAACTTTTTTAAAATATTTTGTAGGGACTTACCCTAAGTGTTGTTTTGTAGCAATCCCGCAACATCAGCCAGCAGGTCATCCTCATCGAACCCCCAATGCTTAGGGAACCCCTTTGTGCCAAGCCCGTGGAGGCCCGTCTTGCCCCTGTGATGCTCTGGGCATAGTGGGATGACGTCCATGTGGCTTGAGCGCCTTCCAGCCCCTGTTCCTGACCTTTTGTGATGGAGTTCTGCGGGCGTCCCCTCGTACCCCATACGTCGGCACACAGCACAGCCCAACTCAGCCACCGCGTTCATGTGCTTTTTCTCTTTGAGCGTGGTCATTCGCTGTCCTCTTCCATGTCCTTGAGCATTTGGTTCAACGCCATCATTTTTTTCATTGCGTCCATCTGTTGGTTGTGGGCAAAATCCATGACCTCGCCAAATGCTTTCTGGGCGGCGTACAACTCAATGATTTCGTCTTGAATTTCTTGCTTTGTTTTCATTGCTTTCCTTTGGTAAAGCCGCCACGGTTCTTCAAGTCATGGCAGGTCTGGCATCGCCACTGCGGTGCGCCCCTGCTGTTCTTGCCTTTAACCTCTGCTGGACGCAGGCGGCACACCTGACAGGTCTTCGGCTTGTCAGTCATTCATTTCCTTCTTGAGTCGCTCATTGCGTGAGCCTGCCTCGAACCCAGCCATGTAGGCCCGACGCTCAACGAAATACTGTGAAGGTTGGTGGCTGTGTTCCCACTCATCAAAGGACTCGACGTTAGTTCGCAACGATACAATCTGACGCTTGCGCCAGCCTTCAGCGTTTCTCTGCTCCTGCTCACGCTCTATGCGCTCGAACTCTTCGTCCTCTGGTGTTTTCATCGTCATCCTCCACATTGAATAAATCATTAAGGCGAACCCAAAAGCCGCCAGATAGTGCGTGTGGGTTATCCACCCATCGGTCAAAACCAGAACCCAGCTTAGACCGTGGAGGACTCCCCATTGGAAGATATTAAAACGCATATCGGTTCGAGCAAAGCACGTCGATGACCGTCTCTGTGCTGTAGCCATTCACCAAGCGCTTGCCGTATATCACGCGAGGTCTCAAGCCCGCCTCTTGGCAGTCTTTAATGGCGTCAATCTGCTCACCACGGCTCAGGGGTTGGATGTTCCTGTCCATGATGAGGTTCTGCACCGTGACGTGCGGCACGTCCTTGTTTGATGAACACCCAGCCAATGCGCCAATTGCACAAACCAAAATCAAAATGTTTTTCATACTGTTGCCCTTCCTTCTGCTCTGTTATTTGCCTGCTCAGTGCGCCATATCTCCACCCTCAACTCGGCGGCGGTGATGTCCCACTTCAGTTTTTCTTCTATCTCGACTGCGGCTTGCAGTCCCTTCAACAACTCCACCATCTCTGGGTGCGCGTATGCCTCACGCTCTTGCGCCCCGATGGCGGTCTCCATGCTTCGCTTCATCAAGATGCCCTTCAGCGACTTGCGATACTGCTCGATGTAGGTGCGCTCCGCCTTTGCTTTGGCAAAGAGCGCCGCGTGCTTCAAGATGTAGTCAACAGCCTTGTGCGGGTCTCTTTCTTCACTCATAAAACATTCTCCTTTTTGCGCGGTTGCGCTTGATTACCATTCCAACAAAAATCACAACGCATATCCAGAACATGAATCCAGACATAGCCATGAACGTCCAAAAAAAATCTCCGAATGAATCAAACATTTATTTCCTCCCTTTAGACTGGCACAGCCAGTAGTACCACGTTAGACAAATAACAACCACCCAAGACAAAACGCCAGACAATAAAAAAAACCAAGTCATCACGTTTAAAAATGCATCCATCAATCACCCCTTTTGTTCACGAAGTCTTCGCGTACCTCGACCATTGCCTGCGCCTGCTCGAAAGCCTCGTAGGCAATATCTATCTTTGACTTGCCCTTGACGGGCTTTTGCATGAGGCCCATCAGCGCAAACATTGCGTAGATGTCAATCAAGTCTGGTTCAGTTTTCATTTACGGCCCCTCTCTTTTTCTGCAAGGTAATGCATGACGTGGTCGTGCAGTACGTCAATCAATGGCGGCTCCCCAGTGAACAGGAAGTACACCACCACCAGCGAAATAATCCAGTTCATTCAATCCCCTCTATGGTCACCTTGACCATGCCACCAACTTCGTCTGCCCAGTACACCCGCAGGTCTTCAATTAAGGCATCGTCCTGCATGACGCCCGCGTAGGTCATGGAGTCAAGCAATGCTTTCAAAAGGTTGTCCAAATCACGGCGACGGCGGTCAGGGCGGAAGGCTTGAATCTCCACCTTCACCGCGTAGTCGATGTGCTTGGCGGCACGTTGAATCAGCACTTGGTCAGCGACAGCCTTGCGGTACTCGCGCCCCTTTGCACTGATGATGGTGCGACCGTTGAAGTTGCGCCAGTAGGTGTTGACCGTTGGAGGCCAAGGTAGTGTGAGTTCAATCATTGGCGTTGTGTAGGTATGCGGTTGAGGATGTCATTGGCAAGAGGCGAGTTGAAGTTTTCGTCGTCCTCTTTGCCAGCCAGCTTTGCCTCATAAGCGAAAGCCATCTTGGCGCAGGCTTGACGTTCCATAAAGATTGCCTGCTTGGTAGTCTGTATCGCTACAGCCATGATTTCCGCCTTCGCCTCACTCAACGCTTGGTTGAATTGGTCTTGCGTAAAAAATGTCTGCGCTTGCGACAGTATGTTTTTTTCAAAGTTCATTTCCATTCTCCTGTGTTACCTCGGTTACCTTTTGCCCATTGCTCTCTAACATCAGCCTCAAGGCGTGACTTGGGGTGAAGTTCGTTCCATCCCTTGTGACGCTTCCCAAAGTCATCAACGTAACCATTGAACCAACGGTATGCGCTATCGCGATTTTTGATGCGCATCTTGATGACTTCCCGAACGAGACAACGGTGACGATGTTCGTCCGCTCCTTGACCTTCTTGCGCCTCATTCAAAATCGTCCTCCATCGTCAAACGACATCGGGATGGAGTCGTGATGCTCGACAAACTGCTGGCTGTCTTTGAGATACCAAAGCGAATACCAGTCCTCCGCCTCACCGTTGCGTTGCTTCTCGCACATGAGGTAGGCGTCAGGAATCATTGGGTCAACAGAGCCGTTCTGTGCATCGTGTTCTTTTTTCTTGTTGCGCCACACCATGAGGACGTTGTCCACTTGGTCGCTGATAGAACCTGAACCCTTGATGTCGTTTTTGTTTGGCTTGATTTCCTCGCTCTGCAATTTGCGGATGTGGTGAATCAGGTGAATGTGGACGTTGTGGTCACGGGCCAGCGACGTCAACTCATCAACAAAAGACTTCTGCGCGTTGTAGTCGTCCTCGCCAGACACGCACTTCATCAGCGAGTCAATGAAGATGTGTTGCACACCCAACTCGACTGCACTGTAGCGTGACACCGCAATGACCTGCTGTGCAGTCACCGTGCCTTGCTGGTCGTACAGCCACAGGTTTGCGTGGGCAAAAGTTCTCATGCGTGTGATGAGGTTTGTCAAGTAACGGGCCTTGTCCGTGTATCGCGGAAAGTCAATGTTTTCACCAGCAAACTGGCGAAGCATACGAAACAGCGTGCGCTTGGGCTTCATCTCAAACGAAGCAATCATCACGCGCTGTTTTTGTTTTATGAGGCCCATTGCAATCTGGCCTGTCACCATAGACTTGCCGCCACCGTTGCCACCCGCGTACAGGGTCACCTCACCTGCGCGGAACTGGAACCCTGCATGGGTCTTCGTCCAAGGCATGGTTTGTGACACATCGACCACTGGGCTGGCAATCTCTGCCTCGATTTCATCCAAGAACTCACCCGCGCCTTTGACCTTCTGGGCCACGTCGTTGGCCTTGAGGTACTTCTCAAAGTCAACCTCGTCAGGCCGCACGATGCGAATACGACGGGCCTCGTCGAGTTCTTGCGCTCTTTTTTGCACGTCAGACGTTTGCATATTTCATTGCCTCTTCAATTCGCTGTTGTGATAATTTCATTCGCTCTCTGTCGCCTTCGCTCAACTTCTTGCCTTGACTCATGTCGTAGGCGCAGATAGAGACCACCAATGCCTCGAACGAAATGATTCGCATCAGGTCGCTGGCATAGAACGCAGGCTTCAGGCTCCTCTTGCCTTCAACTGGGTACTCGCGGCGCTTGTCGTCTGGTGGGAACAGGTCGGTCATGTCCATACCCAAAGCCTGCACCACGCTCAACGTCTCACAGCCTGCAAAGCAGTGGAGCAACACTCGACCATCTTCTGTCTCGCGAATGGCAAGGGATGGCCCCTTGTCGTTGTGCGCAGGACAGCAGGCAGTCCAAGACCCATTGCGACCTTTGACCTTGGTCAACATCCCAAGCATTTTCTCGACAGGGGTCATGTGTTTTTCCCCTTCAAAGCCCGCTCCACAGCCTCCATGAACACCAACCAATCAGCAGACATAGCACCACATTCAAGCGCAATAGCCTCGCGCTCCGCCTCTGTCAACCCCACCCATTTCCTGTTTGAGGAATGCTTTTGAGGAATCTGAGGAACGGCTTGAGTAATGGGTTGTATTCGGTCAAACATCGCCTTGCCACGGCTGTAGAAGTCGTGGGCTTTCCCTGTTATGTGGCTTTTTTTCATATCACCCTCCGACCCACGGCTGGCGTGCCTGCATCGTCTTCCCAACGACGTTGGTTGATGTACGTCAGCGGTGCTGGCTCGTAGCCACCAGTCCACTGCTCAGACGTCTTCAGAATGTTGACCTGAGCGATGATGACGTCAGCCACAGAGTCCAACCCAGCCTTGGCCCACTTCTTCTGGCACTCTGCTTTGGCGACCTTGCGTTTGGACGCAGGCCAAGCATTCCAGAACTCGTCGAATTTCGACGATGTATTTATATTCTTCTTCTGTATCTGTATCTTCTTAGGGTTATCGTTCGCTTTCGATTCGGTTTTCGATTCGGTTTTTGACGGCCTGCCGCCTCGCTTTCCGAGTTGTCGATTATTCTCGACTTGATGTTGATACTTGGTAACTTCGACATGGCAACGATTGTTGAAATACCCTGTTTCGGTACGTTCAAAAAACTCATCCAAAACCGATTCGGTTATGTCCAAATCAAGACGAATCTTGCGGG